ATCCTTGATTCAATCCTTCCAAAGGATCTAATCAACCTAGCCAACCTAGATGCTGCTATTGCTAAGTTAAAGATGATCGGTGGCGGCACAGCCACTAGTACCTCAGCAGTAGCAAGCACAACTACTGGCACTACTTCACTTCTTGATGCACTAGCTGCTGGCAGTTTCGTGCCTGTAGTCGGTGGTGGTTATTCATCTACAGCAGGCAACTATGCTTCTAGCGGCTTTCCGGGTGCTCAGAACAATGGTGGCGGTAACACAATTATTGTGAACACTGGCATCGGTGATCCAAACGCTATCGCTGAGGCTATTGACCAAGTGCTTACAGATGCAGCCCAGCGCGGCACACTGAGAGCAGTCTAAGTATGCCTTGGCTACCAGAATGGCGTGTAACAGTAAATGATGATGTCTATACGACTGTTACCTCTGTTTCCTATGCAACTGGTCGCTTAGATATAGATCGCCAAGCCACAGCAGGATACTGCCAAGTTCAGATAGTTAATACCGATAACTCAGCCTTTACGATCAACATCACTGAGCCAATCACTTTAGAGCTAAAGAATTCAGCAGGTGTTTATAAGCAAGTATTTAAGGGCACAGTCTCAGACTTTAATATCGGAGTGAGAAGCCCAGACGAGACAGGCTTTGTTACCACTGGCACTATCTTAGGTATTGGCGCATTATCTAAACTATCCAAGGCTATTTATAACACAGCCCTTGCTTCAGCCCGAGATGGCGAACAGATCGCACTTATCCTAGAAGCAGCCTTAAGTGGTACATGGGATGAAGTTTATCCAACTTTGACGTGGGCTACTTACCCAGCAACAGTTACATGGAATGAAGCCGAAAACTCTCTAGGTCAGATAGATCAAGGCGAGTTTGACATGATCCAGATCAACGAGTCTGCTTCGGCTAAAAGCCAAACTCTCGTAGATCAAATAGCCAATAGCGCACTAGGCATTATCTCAGAAGGCAATGATGGACTTGTCTATTATGCCGATGCAGACCATCGGGAGAACTATCTCCTTGCTAATGGCTACACAGACTTAGATGCAGCTTATGCAACTCCTAGCAGTATCCAGTCACAGACCCAAACTGCTCGCCTACGCAATAGCCTTATCTATAAATACTCCACAGGTTATGCATCGCTTTTAACCTTGACAGATACTGAGAAGATAGCGATCTATGGGCTATTTGAGAAATCTACAGAATCTAACATCCTTAATATTGGTGACATGCAGCAGATTGCCGAGAGAGAACTCTTTCTGCGCAATACCCCTAGAGGCTCACTAGGTGCTATCCGCTTCCGCTTAGATAATCCAGACCTACCTAGCGCAATTCTGGATGATCTTATTACGGTGTTTTGTAATGAGCCTGTGTCTATTAACAATTTACCCAGCAACCTGCTTGGTGGAACCTTTGAGGGCTTTGTGGAAAACATAGCTGTTAATGCCACCCCTACCTATGTCGATATGACCCTGTATGTCTCAGCGACAGACTTCTCAATTCCGCCTATCTAAGAAACCTCAATGATACAATTACTCAATTATCCCGACTGGAGAACTAACTAATGGCAACTACTACACCGAACTTCGGCTGGCCAGTACCAACCTCCACCGACCTAGTAAAAAATGGAGCAACAGCCATTGAGGGTCTTGGTGATGCTGTTGATGCTTCTTTGGTCGATCTAAAGGGTGGCACGACTGGTCAAGTCCTTGCCAAGGCAACTAACACAGACATGGATTTCACTTGGACTACTGCCTCAGCTGGTTCAACTTATGTAGCCGGTAAGAACTTTGTGATAAATGGTGGCTTTGATGTCTGGCAGCGTGGTACTTCATTTACTGGGGCTAACTCAAACACTTACACAGCAGATCGCTGGAATATGTATTATGGGGTAACACCAACAGCCTACACAATCAGTCGTCAATCTTCTGGTTTAACTGCTTTTCCTTATGCAATTAGAGTGCAGCGCAACAATGGAGCAACTGATACGACAGGTGGTGCTATTGGCTCAAGCATTGAAATTGCTAACGCTTCATTGCTTGCTGGTCAAAGTATTACATTCTCTTTCTATGCAAGAAAGGGAGCATTGTTTTCTGCGGCATCATCAAGCATTGTCGCTTCATTCAAAACAGGTACAGGGACAACAGATGCCAATGGTATTTACAATACTTACACAGGCCAAGTTTCTGACATCTCACAGAATGCAACCTTAACAACTTCTTGGCAACGCTTTTCATATACTGCAACGCTTGGCGCGAGTGTTACCCAAGCAGCTTTGCAGTATAATGCGGGGGGTGTTGGTACTGCTGGTGCTACAGATTATTATGAAATCGCAGGCGTACAGGTAGAAATAGGATCAGCCGCAACTGCTTTTGCGCGCTCTGGTGGAAACATCCAAGGCGAATTGGCTATGTGCCAGCGGTACTACTATCGCATTGCTGCCACCACAATTACAACACATTATGGCATTGGTTTTGGTGTTTCCACGACAGGTGCCGTAATACAAATAAAGCCAACCACTGCTATGAGAGTTTCCCCAACAGCAGTGGAGTTTTCTAATGTTATGGTTTTTAATACAACGGGTAATTTTCTCTGCACTAGTATTACATTAGCTGACTCACATCCTGATCTTGTTTCAGTCAATGCAGGTACAACAGGTTTGGTAGCAAATGTTCCTCTCATGATGAGAGCAAATGCAACAACAAGTTCTTATGTTGCATTATATGCGGAACTATAGGAGATGACAATGGATAAAGTAACCTTTATTGAAGTAGAAGGCGTAGAACACGCGATCATTGACCGAGGCAACGGTGAATATACCTCGATGCTTAAATCAACTTATGATGAGTTAAAGGCTAATGAAACCGAAGCTAAGTAAAGCAGCGATCCAACTTAGGGAACAGGTTGATGATTGCTTCCCAGATCGTGATAGGCGTAGCGATGGCACGACCGGTGATCCAAGACATGCTTTACGTAAGTCGGATCACAATCCAGATGCACAAGGCTGGGTACGCGCTTGGGACTGCGATCGTGATCTACACAAAGGCGGAAAGCCAGACCTCATGCCCGATCTTGTTGATCAGGTTCGACTCCTATGCAAGTCTGGCGTTGAGAAGCGCATTGCCTACATTATTTTCAACGGCAAAATCTACTCCCATATCCTTAACTGGAAAGCAAGAGAATACACAGGGGCTAACAAACACGAACACCACGCTCATTTCTCGTTTAAGAAAACGGCTGATAATGACGGGGCTTTTTTTCAGATACCTATGTTAGGCGGAGAATAATGAACATGAAGAATCCTATCGTCCTTGCTACTGGAGCATTCTTAGCTGCTTGGGCTTCTAGTAACTTTGCACTTGATTATCGCGCAGTCCTTTGGGCTGTCCTATCTGGCGTCTTTGGTTATGCCACTCCGAAAAAGTAATGACTGTGCAGGACACAGCGGCAATTGCTGTTGCTGTTACGACCGTTATTGGTTCATTTATTGGCTCAGTGCGATGGTTAGTAAAGCATTACCTAGCCGAACTCAAGCCCAATGGCGGAGGATCGATGAATGATAGAATTACTAGACTAGAAGCGCGTGTCGAGACGATCATTACTTTATTAGACAGGTAACAATTATCCCATGGCAAGAAAAGCGACTAAGGCATTAGAGGAGCAGGGTTACTCAAAGCTTGATGCTTATTGCATTGGGCTTTATGAATACTTTTGCAGCCTCAAAAGGGCAGGCTTTAAAGAAGATATAGCCATGTTCATGATTACTGAGCCTCAGTCGTATCCGGGTTGGATCTTGCCAGACCCAGTCGATCCAGAGAAGTTCGGCGATTACGAAGATGAGGACGATGACTACTAAGAAGCGTTATCTGGTTATTTCAGACCTTCAAATTCCGTACCATCATGAGCAAGCAGTTAAGAATCTAATCAAGCTAGTACATCGAGAGAAGTTTGACCTTGTATTAAATACCGGTGATGAACTGGACATGCAAAGCCAGTCCAAGTGGGCTAAAGGCACACACCTTGAATATGAAGGGCAACTAGATGCCGATAGAACTCTGGCTCAAAACATCCTCTACGATCTTGGCACCACAGATATCACCCGATCAAATCACACGGATCGTCTATACCACACTCTCGTTAGAGGAGCTCCTAGCCTCATCGGACTTCCAGAACTCGACTACCCCAACTTTATGGGCTTCAACGACTTGGGGATACGTTTTCACAAGAAGCCCTTTGAATTCCACAGAGGCTGGGTGCTAGTCCATGGCGATGAAGGATCTATGAATTCTAACGCTGGACTTACAGCCCTTGGTTTGGCTAAGAAGTTTGGCAAGTCTGTAGTCTGTGGACACACCCACAGGGCAGGCATCAGTGCCTTCACAGAGGGCATAGGAGCCTCATACAGGACTTTGTGGGGCTTAGAGGCAGGAAATGTCATGGACAAGAAGAAAGCCTCTTATTTAAAGGCTGGCAGTGCTAATTGGCAGATGTCTGTGGCAGTCATAGAAACCCATGGCAATCATGTTAGCCCTATGCTCGTGCCTATAAACAAGGACGGCAGCTTTACACTTTACGGAAAGTTATACGCTTAAATCCGTTATCAAATCGTTATGCAAATATGCATGGTAAATGCGTGTCGGTGTGTCACACTAATATCGTAAGCAGTCAAGGGCACTGCTACAGATAGGTACACAAATGTCTACAATCGAAATCTATGACCTATATAGTCAAGGCCCCAT